GTGGTAGTTGTCGTTGTGGTTGTTGTAGTAGTTGGATAGCCGCAACCCGTATTCGTTACTTCACATTCCGCATGGCCGAAAATTGCGGGGTATGTACAAGGGCAATCGCTATCACAATCGTCAACAATCAATTCCCAAGACATACCTACAGCGTCCCAATCCCAAATGCAATCTTGGTCGCATGGATCGGCAGTTGTGGTTGTTGTCGTTGTTGGTTCGCCCGTGGTTGTATAGCAATTTGCGCACGGGTCTAGGGTTGTAGTTGTAGGCGGCGCGGGAGTTGTTGCGGGAGCATGGCAACCCGGATACACTGGCGCGCAAATATCACCATCTTCGGATGGTGCAACACAAGTACAACCTACAACCCCTTGCCATTCGCAATTGTTATCAATCAAAATCCATTCCGACAAATCAGGAATCCACCAATAGATACAACTACCGGTACAAAATATGTCCGGTGGTGGTGGTTCTACTGTTGTTGTTGTAACGCATGGCGTACTATCGGTTGCACAATCAATACAAGGGGTTTCGGGCGGGGAGCATGGACAACCCGCGTTGCAACCGTTTCGCGTGCGATGCCAAGTTAATACACCCGTTCCGAAGTTTGGCAAACATGCCCAATCGCAACCATCCGCACAACCCGGCGCAAGAGTTGTTGTATTGCAATCGCAAGTTGTCGTTGGTGCTGGCGTAGTTGTTGGTTCGGTTGTTGATGTAGTAGTTGTAGTTGTGGTTGTTGGTTCGGTTGTTGTAGTGCAATCAACTACCGGTTCCGTTTCACCCGATGCGCAAAATGTGTATGTGCATTCCCCCGGAGTTGTTCCGCAGAAGTTGGGATAGACGCAAGTGCAATTTGGTTCCGGGGTTGTCGTTGTGGTTGTGGTAGTTGTTGTATTATCACAATCGCACGGGTCATACGTTGTTGTAGTTGTTGGTTCCGGTTCTCCCGTGGTTGTTGGTTCGCTAGTTGTCGTTGTTGTGGTAGTGGTTGTTGTAGTTGTCGTTGTTGTGGTGCTAGTTGTAGTATTACAATAATCCTCAACTAAATGCCAACTTCCGTCCCCGCTCCATAACCATTGACAATTGCCGGAACATGGCGGCAGCGTGGTTGTAGTTCCCGGTTCTCCCGTAGTAGTCGTACTATGCATGTTGTGTTGTATGCCATCATGCACTAGCAACCCAACTCCCAATGTCTCAACCGCTTCCACTACATCGCACAAACCATATTCGGTTTCCTTTGGATTCCAAACATCCATGTACCACGGTTCTAGGCGGTTGTTAGGATCGCGCGCGGTTTTTAATTCGCCTATTGCATTACGAAATCGTACCGCAATCCTCCCCGTTCCTAGTGTTTTTGTTTCCTTGTCGTATGCTGTAATTTCTTCTGTTACGCAACCAATCACGTTGACCGGTTCGCGCGTGCGCGTAACGAGAATTAAATCATCGTCATTTGGTTCGGATAGACATACTAAACCGTGTCTATCGCTAGATACTTCCCAAGTATCAAAATCAACTCCGCAACTATGGGTTACTTCTGGAATCAAACCGGCAGCAACTTTGATCGGTACGGGTTTAGAAAACCCTATGATTTCTACAATGCCTTTATTGTTTGCAGGAATACCGATGCTGCCGTTTGTAAGCAGTACAAGCGGACTACCAAAATAGGTATCAATTCCGATACGTTCCGCGACAACTCTTGCCGGTTCCGCAAATGCGGCAGTATCTTTGATACCAAAAATGGAGTATGGGGGAATTTCGGCAACGGTTTCTATTTCGATATAGTACGTTGCATGTTTTGTTTTCGTTCCTAGTGCGCTACCTATTTCATCAATTACCCCATCCGCTCCAATACTCTTTGCCTTACACGCGCGTATAATGGCGTTAAACATATCCAAAGGGATTCTATCCCCTTCGGATAATTCAATTAGAGTTTCGGCGGTTTGTGGTAAATGATTTGGCACTAGAACAAAATGCTAGAGAAATCACCCGGCGGATAATTCTTATACTCGCCAGCGGGATCGCGCAAAAAGATTTTTTCCCATGCTTGGGATTTCGCACGCCAGTATTTATTCCATCCCTGCGGTTTGTACGAAAACTTTAGGGCTAATGTCCACCCTTCGCTGCCGTTGGTGCGAATGATTCGGTTGAGTTGCGGCGGTTGATATAGTAAGGTTTCCTCATCAAACGTGAAACCTAGCAACCCCGATACATAGGCAGTATCGTTGACTTGACCGATTGCCGTTAGAACGGCAGCGGGCATTGATGAAAGATTGTAAAGCGTGCGAACTAAGTTAAGCGATTTGTATTGCCGTCCCGGCGCTTCACCTTCTAGCAATGCATCGCCATCCGCTGCCGCCCATGCAAACCGTTTGTAATCTTGCGTTATAAACTCAACATTCGGTTCCAAAGATTCGGATATTAAATCTTTGATTCGATGCGAGTAAGCAACAGTTACTAGCGCATGGTCATAGACTAACTGTTGACCATCGGTTGCCCCGCACTCTCCCCCGCTTCGTATAGAAGCGTTGACCGCTTGCGGCGGGGAAGCAAAACCAGTACCCGGATAGACGCGCGGAGTACTTAGCAAGTCTGCCACAAGGGAAAAACGGTCATTCCAAGCGCAGCGGAGCGTAACCCCTGCGCTCATTCCGGTTTCAATGTCGAAACCTTCGGAAACTGTATTATGTTCTTCCGAACATGCAACAGCGGAGTAAGTACCCATTTAACTACCTATGCAATGTGCCTACGGTTTCGATTGTTTCGGCGGTTTCTTCCGTTGCCTTAACAGTCTTATCCGCCAAGCTAATATGGTCTTTGGTAGTATGTACCAACTCGCCTAGCAACTTGTTATTTTCCGCCGCTAGTTCGTTAGCTTTTACAGCTAACTTAATTGGATCATTGTGAGTTGATGCAGCGGCGGCAGCAATACGCTTATTGAGGGAATCCAAATCCTCAAATGTTGCTTGCTGTCCCTTATCCTCTTTTTCTTTTTTCGCTGCCTTTGCCTTTTTCCCCTTTGTATCATCCTTCGTTGTGAATGCGTCCGGGTCAAATTCATCGCTTGCCGTATTGGTCAAGTCAATATCTTTTTCACCCTTGCGGAATAAGTCTAACAATGCTTTTTTGTTAGCGGCGAAATCTTCCGCAAATTTGCCGGTTAGTTTTAGAGTAAGCGCGGCAACTTTGGATTGTAAATCTTTTTCTAGTTCGGTTGGGATGCGCTCCGCAATTTCGGGTAACTCATCCATCGTTAATTGGAAACCTTCCAACAACGATGTAAACTTGAAATCAAATCCCCTGCCTTGCAACGCATCTTTGACGGCAACAACAAAATCCATAATGTTTTTGCCCATATTGGTTAAGATGGTTGCTTGAAACTGTTGCAAGTCAAACCATACCTTTAACCAATTATCACCAAACCAACTTAGATATTGCGGCAGCGCTTCCGTCAACCAATGTCGCAACATCTCAAAATTTGACACGGTTTGCAATGCCCATGTATTGATCGCAAGCAAACCAACATCAACGAAATTTTCAATGACTAATTGCAATCCCGTGAATGCTGCAATTCCGGCATCTAGCATAAAATCAAAGAATGGTTGCAACTGTTGCATCATTGATTTAACTCCCGTTATCATCATGCTAGACCATGATGCAATAACCGGAATTAGATTTTCAATGACGGTAGCTAAACCATCCATCATTGGGGATAGCTCTTGCAACCACGGTATCAACATTTCGCCAATTGATTCTGAAATATCCCCGAAACGGTTTTTCAGAATTTCCATTTGGCCGCTAAATGTCCCGCCGATTTTTTCCGCCGCTCCCCCGAATTCGGATTGCAACTCTTTCAAGATAACACGCTGCGCGCCCATAACGTCGCCAGATTTAATTAGCGCGTTAATCATTTCCTCTTGTTGTTCCGTAAAGGATACGCCAGCGCGGGAAAGCGCGGTCATTCCTTTTAACGGATCATTGAGCGCTTTAGCAACTTGCATAGATGCGCCGGATAAGTCTGTACCCATTACAGTTGCCATATCCTGCGCTGCTTTAGTTGCCTCAATAAAAATATCCCCCCGGATATTCTTAAAGGTTGCAATGATTGCCATTGCCTCTTGCGTAGTTTCACTCTCAAATTTTGTTACGCTTTGCAACTGGTCTGCTAGTCCAACCAATTGTTCTGTAGTGAAACCGGCGGCGCGTCCCGTTGCTGTCATAACCGCATCTAGTTTCGCGGTTGATTCCTGCGCCGCTGCCGCTGCCTCAACAAAGGATTTGCCCCAATCAAAGACGGCGCGGACAGACATAACCGCGCCGATGGTAGCACCAATAGCAGCAAACGCGCCCATGATTTTGCTACCGAATCCTTTAATCATGGATTCGGAACCACCTAGCGCATCCTTTAGGTTATCGTTCCTGCCTTTAATGTCGATGGTTACAGCGTTGCTCATTCGTTATTCCTCTCCGCTAACCAACGCTTGTAATCCTCATCGGAAGCAAACGTAATTGTTTTGCCGTCTGTTTCATCTTTCGACAAAGCAATCAGTTGCTCTAAGGGTGACATACTCGCAATGGTTGCGAATGACCACCCGTACGCGCGGGCGAGTGCGCGATATACCGTTATTTTTGACGGTGCGCTGCGTTTCTTCTCTTTCGATTTTTGCCCCCTTTTTTCCCGCTGTTAGCGGGTAGGTTTGCCGTATCGGGCATGTTGAGAGTCTTGAAAACCCGGTTACATTCTTCTATGTTTTCCGGGTCTAACAACAATTGATGCAATGTTTCTTCGGAAACGTGCGGATGATTCGTTTTGATTGTTTGCCAAATCAAACGGGTCATACCCTCAACTGTTGCCAGTATCCGCGCGCCCGTACCCGTGAAAGCGGATAGCGTGGCGGCAGTACGGAAAGCAATGTCTAGCGATTCCTCCCGCTCCCGTTGCGTGGTCTGCGGGGTGAATGAGGATTTAACCGTATGAATATATTGGTTGCGTACCCATATATCCAATTCGGTAATATCCGTATCGCTCAACCGGGATGCTGCAAACTTATGTTTGCCAAGATGCAACGGATGAGTTGCACCGGTTATTCTTTCCTCATTGCGAAGTATCATTTTGCGGCGAATCCTACTAAAGAGAACGGATTAACCCCACCATGCGGACATTGCGCCCGGTAGGGTAATGCTACCCAAATTCCCGCCAACGTGACCGTTCATTTCCATATTTACAGTACGTTGGATGATTGCTCCCGTTTCAATGTCAACGGTAATGTTGGTAAAGTTTCGTACCTTACCCCATACCAATTCCCAATAATCGGTATCGTCAATCCACAACCGGAGTTGCAAATCGTCCCCCTTATCAAATGCGTATGCACCCCGGATTACATCTTGTTGGACAATCGCCAACGTCCAATCAAGATTACCCTTTTTGCGACCCGTGTTGCAACCAGTTGAGGAATTGACGTAAGCAAGGTTTTCGCTTGTGAGAGTAAGCGAAGCGGAAAGCAAATCTGTCATTTCCGCCCATGCCATGCCATCCGTCGAATACTCAATTTTGGTTCCGCAGACTTCCGGTACAGTTGGATCGGTCGCATCCGTAACCGCCGCGCCGCTTGCCCAAGTCAAACCCAAATGACCGGAGAAGTTGATTGTATGATTGATGATTTCCCCGTTTTGCCAATTCCAATTGATGTTGAGGGAATCAACAATTGCGTTGCCGCTTGCCCGTTCGCCCGCGCCTGATACATCATCATTAGGCGCGGTGTAACCGATGAAAGCAAATATATCACCGGGTAAAACTACGGGGGAATGTCCGTAACCTTGAAACGTACCGTTCCAAGAGTTGATACCGTTGCGCCGCGCCGCTCCCTTTGCGGTATTGCTGGCGACGAATTTTTGAGGGGTCATTTCATCAACAATCGTCCAATTACGAATTGTTGATTGACCATTGACAACGCCATGTTTGCCGGAACGAATAGACATTTAGGGTGACTCCGAAAAAACTAGGTTAGTTGTCTTAAAGTGCATTTCGATTTCAAGGTTAAACACACTTGTCCAACCCTTGATTTGTCGATTGCGGTTAGGGTCGCTTTCCCCGGATGCTAGGTCTAGTATATGTACCCGCTTAACAAAGGTTTCCCCTTTCCAAGTTAAAGCGCCTAGACCGGTTTTCCATTGGCGAAGATTGCATAATACAATCCAATTCAACACTTGCGCGAATTCATTTACGCGCCAATCGCCAGTGTTGATTACAAACATCCAACGGGAAACAACCTTAGTTGATGAGGATGAATCAAATAGGTTGATTGCCGCGCCACCAAATGCAACAGCGAATTCGGGTAGGTCTGCGGTTGCAACGATTTGTTTGATTGGGTTGTTATCGGTGGTGCTGTCATACTTAACCCGATTTGCAGGAGGGATACGATCAGTAAATTGCGTATCCGCTTCTAGCAATGTCCAAAGTTGTTCTAAAACTTTGGTAAACGGGTTAGGATATGTTGCGGCCATTACTTTATTTCGTCGCCTAGTTGCTTTAACGCTTTTTCCATATCGTTCGCCATTGCGGTAACGACATTAGCAAGCGGTGCAACTATGATTTCTCGTTTTGGTAAATGTCCTGCGCCGTCGTTGTGAAAACTGGCAATATCTGCAATGGTAGCGTTGCCGCCGCTGCCGTGTTTATGGGGGCCACCGAAACCAACACGAATACCAAACGGGATATGCTCTTGTAATGCGCCGGGTTTGCCGCTGAATACGGGAGCAAGCACCGCAAACAAAATTCCCATATCTCGCAATATGCTTGCCTTGACCGCCTCAACTGTCCCCTTTCCTTTTGGTCGCTTTCCTTTCCTGCGCCTTGCTAATGTTGACGCTGCTAGTTGCGGCCAATCCCCGCCACCCTTAGAAAATTTATCAAACCGCTCTTGTACGAATGATCTATACCGTACTCCCCATTGTTTGATTGCTTTTTCTACTGGTCCGGTACGTTGATTATTTAATTCGGCATCAACTCTTGCCCAGAATTGATGTAACCCGGATAAATCAACATCAACGCTAATTTCCGGGGTTGCCATTGATACGCTAGGAAAACAAAAACACCCGCGCCCCACAAATCATTTGCGAAGCGCGGGCGATTGCATTGCCGTACCCCGCTCAATCAATGTTCCCTTCGCCGCTTAGGAACCCTTGACAAGAGCGCCGGGACGGGTGCAAATAAGCAGCGGATTGCTTTGCGAGTGCATTGCAATTCCCGTCCCCATTGGCAACGGTTCCTGTTTTGCATAAACAGGCTTGCCAACCGTGTTGACGGTTTCGATAAAGTTGGCGGGCGCGTAATGCTCCAAAAACAAATCGGGTACGCCAACCGGAAAGAAACGGCAAGTATCGGCAGGGATGAAATCGACCGTACCAACTTTGCCGCGATAGTTTTCCCAGATAATATCCGAGAATGCAAAACCGCTGCGCTGTTGAGTACGCGCGAAACTGTTTTCCTGATGCCGCTCAAAAGCGCGGACAACGGATTCATGCGCGATGAATGAATCCCAAAAATCATTTCCACAAATCGCGTGGATATGATCGTAAGGGGTAGCGCCCAGCGCTTCCTCAACCACCCGAATTACTTCGGTCGATTTGGTTTTCATATCCTGCGCGCCTGCGGTGAAATCGAAATTCACCGTATTTTCCGTAATGGAAAATTCGGTAAACAGATTGCGCAGAACGGTTGAACCATCGGCATCCAACACGATTCCGCGAATCGCGCCAATGCGGTGATACTCAACCGTTACTTCCAACGATTGGCGCATCGTTGCCAACATTTCGTTGACAACATCCGCGATGGTTTCGGTAGCATCTTCGCTACCGAAAGCGCGGATGCCTTGTACATCATCCGCTAAAATCTGGTCATTCACGGGCAAATGGTTTGCCTTGAATGGCCGCGCTTCACGCGATGCGCGCGTATTGAGCGTTGTTTGTACGCCGCGCGGCTTATCGGGAATCAACGACAACTTGCCGTGTTGTTCCTCAATAAGTGCAACGGTTTTGGTAATTCCGATGCGACGAAAAAGACCCATCGCACCCAATCGACCGGGTTTGTACGGCAACTTATTCATCGCTGCCGTAAGGGAAAGCGAATCAAACGCGCTTCCCGTGAAAACATTCAACATTGTCATAGCTCCAAAAGGGATATTGTTTGCGTTTCGCTTTCACTTCTACCCGGTTGATTTGTTGCCGCTCTATCGTACGCGCCGATTACTCAACTTGCGTTGTCGTTTCCGCAGGTTCAGTATGGCAAAGAATCGGCGGGGAAAGCGCCGCAAGTCGCGTAACAATGTCCGCGATTGTAAATGCAGCATCTTCCGCATCGTTCGCGGGGAGCATGGATTTTCGGATGATCGCTGGACCGCGCACGAGAAATGCACGCTTACCACCGGGATAATCGTTCGCTGTTGCAACTTCATCAATATCTTCCGAAGTAAGCAACAAACCGTCGATTCCCGCTTCGCCGCCAGCAACCGCCAATTCCGCTTTGCCGCCCGTGATATTTACGGGCATCAACATTGGATTGGTAACGCCAACGGTGCTACCCGTTGTATTGCGCAAAGTGTATTCTTCGCGCGTATAGGCGGGGTTAGCTTCGTATGCAACCCCATCCGAAAGCGTTTTGTTTTTCGTCTTGACCGTCATGGTTTGATTTCCTCAATACTGGTTTGTTGTTTGTACCGATGCTCTACCCGCTACCGCGACAACTGCAACCCGCTCAACTATTGCTTCGCCGCTGCCGCACGCGCTTCCGCGTTTTTGATGAGCGGATTTTCGTTCGCGTCAAGCGAATGCGAAAGAGCAACCGTATTGCCTTGCGGTCCAGATTGCTCCCGCAGTTTCACGGGGTCATTTTTGGAAAGCGCCGACAAAAGCGAATCAAATGGGTCGATTGCCTTAACATCGGTATTGGAAAGCGAAAGCGACAAAGCGCCATCGCTCAAATGCGATTTGGTCAAATCGTCCAAAACCGCTGGCGTAATGTTTCCATTCTTAACCAGCGTATCCAGTTTCATTTTGCGATTGTCACGCAAAAGGTTGACCATGCTTGCCGTTACAACGGGCGGATTGCCTTGCTGTACCGGCGGCGCGGGCGGGGTCGCTGGCGGGGTCGCCGGCGCGGGCGGGGTCGCTGGCGGGTCGCCTGCGGGGTTAGGCGGGTCGCTGGCGGCAGCGCTTACCTTTTTCAGAAGCGCCGCAACTGCCTTATCAATTGCCGCTTCCAATTCTTTTTCCTCAACCTTTTTGTCAATTCCCAATTTGTCCGCAATAGAACGAAGCGCCATGTTTGGATTCTCCGCAAGGGTTAAAGATAACGCGATTGCCTCAAATTTTTCTAACCCCGGAATTACGGGATAATCCGTCAAGGCAACATGACGAATCGGACGATGATAAAGGTTTGCTTTACCATCCGTATATTCATCGGGTACGAAAATTGAGACGTTGGCGCTTTCGCCAAGTTTTAAGGATTGCTCATCCTTAAATTCGATGTAACCATATAGCGCGGGAATTCCTCTTTTGTTTTGTCTGATTTCTGTTTTAATCAGAGTACCGCGCCGCTGGTCTGTATCGGTGGTATGTTCTTTCGGTACGGGAATATCAACCCCGTTTGCACTCATTGCGATAAAAGTATTGTGCCAATGTTGCAATACTTTTTCGTCAACGGAAAACTTGATATGCTCCCGCGCTGTTTTCTTCTCAAAATGTCCAACGTAAATCAACTCTTTACGACGTACTAACGGATTGCTTCCGCTCAATTCAAGCGGTTCCGTATTTGGAACATCGTAAGCAAAGTTGAGGATAGACATAGACGGTATGTACCCGGAAACCCTCTAGGTTAGCGGAGCGGCCAGCGGCTAGACCTACTGATATACTTGTCCGGGGTTAAAATCAAACCCCTTATCGGGCGATAGTTCCGCGCCGTTCTCTAGCGTATCCGGTGGTTTGCTGATTTCTCTTTCCTCAAAAATTGGAATCGCTTGACAACGACAATTCCAACCATTAGGCGGATAGAATCGGGACCAAAAAGAATCACCCTTTGGCAGCGTTACATTATCTAGTACAGCGTGTGATTCTCTAACTCTATCATCGCCAACTGTTACATACTTGTAACCCCAAAGTATCTCTTGTATATCGGGGTCTTGCTCCGCTTGCCATTTACCTGCGCCGAATGTCAATTGTACTTGTGTACGAAAAATAGTTTCAAGTTGAAACGGTTTCTTTGGTGACAATCCCAATTCGTCAAACCGTTCCCCTAAAACCTTAATTGCTTCGCGTGCGGATGCCCCTTCGCGTACTAGGTCTGCAAAGGTTTCCTCTAGTTGTCCCTCAATTTCTTCCGATACGTTGTTGAGTATTCGCAACGCTTGCGTATCGTACTTCTCTTGCAACTCTTTTAGGTCTAACCCCGTGCGCTTTTGCAAGATGCTTAACGCATCATCTAGCGCGGACAGTTGCAATGCCCCCGCTTTTAGTTTCCTCATCAATGACGGTTCCTGCCGCTTAATCAAATAGAAGCGGCGGAAACCGGAAAGATGCGCCGCCATCATCGTATTAACTAGCAGTTGATGTAACTGCTTAACGACATACGGCGCAACATGGAATTTGTTACCGCTACGGAAAGACTCAATTTGCCTTGCCCTAATCTTTCCACTAACGCGCACGGCAGAACGAATAGACAACCGTGTTATGTTGTCTAAGTCTTTTAGGGAGCGTTGCAAAAAGATTGGCGATAACGGCATTGTTAGCGGCGCGGTTGTTTTTGTTCGCGTGGTTTTCGCTCAATCTTTGGAAAGACAATAACGGGTTGAATAGGAATCGGATTCCCGTTAATGTCTTTCGGTGGTTCGGGAAATTCGATTTTGTGTTTTACGGTTGCATCATGCTTTACATTCACTTCCGTAGGACCACAACCCGATACGATGCAAGCGGAAACAACACAAACAATCAACATCATTCGCATAAACTGTACTCCCTTACGCTGTATCCTCCGCATTAACAATGCCCGGAACGGAAGTAACGGACATTTCAACATCCAACTTGATTTGACCCGCAACGATACGCGCTAATAGCGCTTCCGCCTCATCGCGTACCGCTTGCATTGCCGCTTGCGCATCTTCTCCCTCAACCAATCCGCGCGGCATTTGATACAGCGTACAACCGGCTAGTTGCGCCGATAGGTCGATGATTGTTTGCGGCGGGGTATCAAATGGAATATCGTAATATGTTCGCCGCAACCTATCGTTGATATAATCAGTTGCCTTTTGTGATGCCCATGTAATACGGTTATTGATTGCCGTTGCACCCGCTCCGCTGTCCGCGACGTTATCAGCGTTTGCCCATTTCCTAGTATTGGTTTGACCAAACACTAGGTAAATATCATCGGCATCGTTATACGCTGGCATGATTCACGCAAGTTTAATCAAAGGATAAATTGCCCGCACGCGCGCCATAGGTACGCGCGTGCGGGCGCGGGTAGAGCAGACTAGCGGTATGTACCCTTACTCCGCTGCCGGTAGCAAATCGTCAACCATCCGCCGCATACCGTTTCGCGCTTCGGTTTCATCCGCTCCCGCGCGTTGCTCATCCGAAATTGTCGGAATACCTAGTTTATCTCGCAACGCTGCCATATCAATCGAATCTGCCTCTTGCGCAAATCCTTCTATGTTGCTTAGAAATACTTCGTAAATCTTACGCAAGTATTGCAACGCTAGATCGGTAATGGGAGCAACCGCAATCCAAACTGTGTTTTCCGTTTCTGGTCCGTAGTTCAATCTCAACAACTGGTTTACTAGATGCCAATTGTATTGTTGCACCATGATTTGATGCCGCAACTCCATATTGGTAATTGCAAAATCCGCATGCGCTTCCGCTTCTGCTTTCGTTCCGAATTGCCCCTCTAAAACCGCACGTTCCGGTAAACCGAAAGCGCGTACTAGCAACTTGTCAATGTAGTTAAGTCGCTCAATAAACGCTGCGCCGCTTGTCGGATATGTACTCTTTAGTTCAATGATCCATGCGGGTTGATCTTTGTTTAAATCATCAACAAAGTTTTGCAGAGTACGGGGGACAACGAAACTCCCGCTTGTTTCAAGAGTAACAAGCAAGTTGCGGGCAATTTCATAATTGTCTGTATCGACCCCGTTGAATGGGGATTTACCGGGCGGGTAATGTATGACCCAATGCGCGCCCGCAATCTTTTTGTCATACCTTACGTTTGCGGTATTTGTAATGTTCCATTCGTCGTATGGTCCCTCAACCGCTTCCATATCGGAAGTACCATACCAATTTGTTCCCTCAACATCAAAGTTGACTAGCAACGATTCGGGAATACCTAATTCAACTTTGATCGCTGTTTCGTTCAGCAATCCAGCGAATGAACCGTTTGCAGGATCAACTAGAATCTTTGTCTTGTCTTGCAATAACGGTTTGACTTTCGCTGGTACAATCTTTCCCGCGAATGCACCTAGCTCATTTAACTTGAATACTTTTTCGTATGGTTGCCAACCAAAATCAACACAACCATACAACGAAGTTTTCAATAGATGCATGCGCAACGGCATTACGCAATCGTGTATGAAATCCTTTCCATCCGGGGGCGCGCCGTCTTTGGATTCAATCGACCATTGCGAAGCAAGTAGCGGAGCGATTGCCAATGCACGCGCCAACTTAACTGTTGGATGTTTGCGCATCAATCGCACCTTGCGATAGAATGCGCCGCTTGTCGCTGCTACTTTCGCCAACTCTACCGATTCACCACCGGTAATTACTTGTCCTTGTGTTTGTTCGGTTAGGGGTGCTGATTCGGTTTGATTAGTTGCGGTTGGCATCGGTAGCAATTCCGGGGTTTGCGTTTAATGTTGATTGTTGCAATGGGTAGGCGCGATGGATAATGTATCCTAACCCATCGCTAATATGTCCAATATCTCCGCTATCGTCGGGATGCCTTGACCCTTCCGCATACACTCTTTGTTGTAAGTCTTTCCGAAGTTGTTTACAGTTGGGATGAATGGTACAGCGTCGCTCTTTGTTGACGTTGCAAAACATTGCGTTGCACGCTGCAAACCTGTCAACAATAGCGGGATTTGATTTAGGGTAGAATACAGCGGCATCCTTAAACCGTGTATCCGCTCTAATGATTAGGTAATCTGATTGCGCTGCTTGATTCGCTGCCGTCTTTCGGGCGCGTCCCGTTGCATCGCCAAAGAATTCCCATCCTGATTTATGGTTTTTGTACCGCTCTAGCAGTATGTCTAGCGTTTGTTGAGTTGATGTATTGCGAATAAACAATTCATCAAAGATTTCCAAACGGTTTTTGTACCGATGCCCGATTACCCATGCCATAGGATCAACATTAAAATCCGATCCAATGACAATTGGCAAATCTGGTCTATACTTAATCGCGGAATCGACGTTGTATAGATCATCGTAAGCGTAAAAGATTCTTCCGCCTACTTGCTCCCAAGATGCCCGATATTGTTCGTTGTAATCGCGTAGTTCTAGGTTTGCTTTTGCAAACGCTAATTCAGCGGGCGAAGTACGCGATAGAATATCTTCGCTAGTCCATGAAAACGATTGTATTTTTAGATCGTCCCCAATGTTTAGCGTATCATCGACAACCAATGACTCCCCTTTAACTCCATTATCAAAAAACTGCTTGAAATCTTCCGCGCCGATTCCATAGCGTTTAGGTACTCCAATACGCCAGCACCATGCGCGCCTATGCGATAGCGCGGGGAGTACCGATAGCTTAAAGCAATCTGGTTTTTGGTCGCTGCTTTCGTCTAATACTCCACCATCATATTGCGACCCCTCAAATCGTGCCGGTTTGTCCATTCCGAATATCTGCAAACTGCTACCGAAAACGGTATCAATTCGCAATTCGGTTTTATTGATTTCCGTTATCCAATCTTTCGGAATCAATTTGAGAATTTCTTTCCATGCAATTCGTTTCGCTTGCGATACGGTTGGCAAGCAATAGAAATAGTATGGATCGGACCACGGTTTTTTAATCGGCAGCATGCGCACAACCCGTTTGCGCGCCAAATCTGTTTTGCCGGAACCGCGACCCGCGACTACCGCAACGAAACGCGATGTTGTACGCCACAACGCCGATTGCGTTGGATGGTACATCATCGGTTTCCAAGCGGCGGTTAGCATTGCATTAGCAAAAGAAACGCCAACAATAGTTTTCCCGCTATTGCTGGCGTTAGATTAGATGCGAAACAAGATGAGAACCGTGATTGTGCTACGCAATCGTTGCGGTGCAATCGGACCAGTTAAAGAATGCCCATTTGTAAGTATCGGCAGCGGATTCAACCGCAACAAAATGACAGTACGCGCCGATTTTGTTTCCCGCTGTTGAGAACGTAACAGAATCCGCGCCCGCGTCATTCTTTGCAATGATGTTGTCCGCACTACCGCCGGAAAGAATCGCCAAATTTGCATCCGCGATTTGTCCGATTGTGTAATGCAAACCTTTCGCGGGAGTTGGCAGCGTGAAATTGACGGCAGCGGTTGCGAGAAATGTTTTCCCGCTATCGTCTGCGGTCAATGTGTAATCCGCCGCCTTGCGAACTACGTTGTAGCCGAAACCGCTGATTGCTTCCAAGATATTTGTTGCAAGCGCGCCCAATCGCACAAACAACAAACGCTTTGCGTATTCGCTAAAAGATTTCATTACACTACTCCAAATGATGTTTGTTGGTGACGGTTGCGGCGGGTCTTAGTTAGTACCCCTACCTAAAGAAAAACCGCACGCTAGGTTGTAGCGTGCGGCTAGGCTATCTCAACATTGCTCTAATTGCGTATGCAATCATCAACACAATTAGAGTAATGAAAAAGATAGTACAATAAAAAGGGATTGACCCAACAAACCGCCACCAATTAACGATTGGTGCAAACGGTCTTATTGCAGTACGCTCCCTTTCGGCACGATTTGGACGGGGGCGCTTGCGACCGATTGAATCGTCTGCTGTTGCTGTCCCCCGTTCATTAGCAGTTGATAAAGGTAATTGAATTGTTCGTCTGTTATCAACAGCGGTTTGTTGTTTGCTTTTTGCATCTTGCGATAGAGCATCCATCCGCCAAACGCTAGACCTAGCAGATTGCCCCCGCCCATTAGCAAACTGAGTACCCCCATTATCCCACCGCTGGTTACGGTGGGAGTAGTAGGGTTTACAACCGTTCCATCCGGTTTGCGTTGTTGCCATGCTGTCCAGTACGAAAACAAAGTTTGCGGGTCTGCAACCTTTGCTGTCATACATTGCAAACAAAACTCCGCATCCGCTTGCGGAATCATCAAACGGATTTGATCGGGAGTAAATGGAGTTGGTGCGCTAGGGGGCCATGTATTGTCAACTGGTCCGTTTGGTTGAAACGGATTAACAACAGTGTTAGGAATCGCAAAGGGAGGGGGCGCACCGATTGTAGAATCAGCACCCGCGCCCGGTTCCACTTGCGAAATCCCCGCTTTGCGAATCGTGTTTTCGCCCGTAGCGCGTCGCTCTTGCAACGTGCGAACATACTTAATAATGGCATCCCGCCATTGTTGAGTTGTTTTTTCCGGGTTGCCGTCGTAACCATGCGACAACAGTACAACGGTTTTGTTTGGTCCGTATTCGTTATTCTTCGGTGGTTGAATAACGATTGCAGGGAAACCACCTTTTTCCAAACGCGGTTTGATCGCTGCAAACCAATCGCGTTGCGTGGCATCCTCAATACGTCGTACTTGATAGTGGCATGTTGACTTGTCTGGTTCGTCAACATTTATCCATGCTTGGAATTCCTTTGCATGGATAATGTCGTATTTGAGTTTGTCACAATACTTGCAATTTTCCTTTGTGACAACACAAACAAACCACTTGTGGGAATCATCTTCGGGAACCGCAAGCGCGTCCGCGATAATGTCAACATCGCTTGCGCGAATGGTTCCGGTTTCCTGAACCATGTTCCCGCGCCGCTCAATTTCCCATTCCGCGATTTCCGGTACGTCTGCCTCTAATGTAGGCGCAGCAATTACCGGTTTCGGTGGTTCGGGTTTCGGTACGGGAGTTTGCGCGTATGCGAGTGTAGCACCCGCCAGCGCAATCAAAGTAAACAGATAGCGAAACATGATATTGCCCTTTCATTGCGGCAAAGTGAAACGAATGCGGCAACGCTACGTTAGCGCCACCATTCAATCAGTTGCGGATTCTCACTAGACGGACGTTGCAATACGACAATCCACGGACCACTAGCAAGGTGCAACCGCTTAAACGCATCTTCGCTGTACTCATCAACCTTACCGGTTGAATTGTTGTTACAGACAAACCACGTTTTCGTATTCGGGTCATAGCCGTATAGAGTTTGGAAATGGTTTCCACCCGCTCCAATTGCAGCAAATCGACCCGTACGCGCCGCCCATCGCATCCATTGATCGGTAAGCGGATACCCGGTTACATTCCACGCTTTGATACCCCGTGCATTGCAGTAGTTCGCCACGCGACTAGGACCACTACCGCCGCGCTGCGCTTTGCCGTATGGCGTATCCCATAACAGCGAAGTTGCATTTAAGTCGTTGCAATGTACGCCAGTCATTCCGATAGAACATTGCACGCAACTACCATCGGGGTTGCGAAACCATGCTCTTGTATCCGGTTCAAGTTGCATCTTGCTAACTGGCGTTTCGTCATTCGCAATAGCAGACATTGAACCGAACAAAACGATAAACAAAGCAAAACGCATTTCAACTCCCTTTCGTTTTGTTACTATGGATTCCGTTTCCGTTTTTGCTTTGCTCTACTCCGCTTCCATCTATTGCGCTGGCGGTAGCGTTGTTGCATCCGGTACATCCGCAATTCCCGTTGCCGCTGGCGACTTTGGAAAACCGGGCGGATGGAAACCCCCGATAATGTTTTCCTGCGCGGGCGCGTCGCTTGCGGGCGCGTGCGCACGTGCGGGGGCACAATTGCAATTCTCCCCCGTGCAATCGGTGCAATCGCACAACTCGTTACCGCAGTTGCTTTCAATGGAGCAATTCCGGCAGCGATTTCCCCAATTGCGGGGAAGCGCTTTGCGTAGTGGTTGCCGGTTCCAATTGCGGGGGAGTACCTTTCGCAATCCGCCACGATTCCCCCAAGTGCGCGGGCGCAAACCAGCGTCCGCAGATTCGGGCATGGTGAACGAAACCAGCGACAACACGAAAGCGACGATCAAAGCAAACCTAACCATTGCAAAATCCTTTCGATGAGGGACCAAACAACATTGGCACAAACAACAGCGATTGTACCAAACACGATAAACAGAATTGCAAAATACAATTCCGCCCATTGTTTAAGATTGCGCGGCATCGCTCTATACCTTGCGTGCGGTTGAATACCCAACTACCCCGCCTACTTGCACCGCTCCGCTAAGTAGGATGTTTAATCCCGTTTCACTTTTGCACCATCCATCGGGATTATGCGGCAACGTGATATTACCATTAGCAGCAATCGCCATTGGTCCTATCAAGTTGTCACCCGCTGTATTTTCAATCGTAACCGTTACTGCGCCCGCTGCTAAAAGATACAACGACGTAACAACAATCGGATTATCTTGATTGGCAACGACAACATGCGCAGCGGCGGTATTCTGATTGAAATTTGCAAACATTACTGTTGCTCCAATAACGGGGGTATTTCTTCTGCCGTCTGTGATTCTGAATTCAAATCCTCATCGTCGCTAGATGGGATTGTAGAATCCATTTCCGTAACGTCCATATCGGGCGTTAGATTGGTTCCATCAACTCCAATCTTAGGCAACCGCAATTGATCGGTTAGCATTTGGTCAAACAATGCTAGACCATCTTTATCGTGGTCAAAGCAAAGGTAAACCATCTTTGTGATTTGCTGTACAACGTCTTGCAAAGCGTGTACAGAAAACTTGTCTTTGCTAACAGAGTTGATAGCGGCGGCAGTATGCGTAAATGTTCGTACTTGATGCATCGCATCCATAGCGATTGCACTAGCGGCCGCGCGCAATTCTGTTTTCTTTGGGTTATCATCGGGCAATTCTTTTGCTGCCGACAACAACGCTACAGCATCGCCAGCAATATCGCGGACGATTGCCAATTCTTCATCTAAGCGCAGGGTTTCGCTTTCGGGATTGTCTAGCAATTCCTCAATTACCGCTTTCATCTTCGGCGCTAATCGTTTGCCGTAGAAGCGTAATTTACTCACATCAAAAATCCCGTGAAAGTTTCCGATACAATCAGAAACATTGCGTTGTATTCTTCTACCCCCGCAGAATTGACAATACTTGACTCCCTTTAGCGCCCATCGTCCGCATGGTTTACCGCGCCTAATACCTTGACATAATCGCGGGTGACGGTTGCCGTTCTCATCAACTCGTTTGACTAAACCTAAATTACCCCCGTGCGGTTGTGGTCTGCTAGGTGATATGCACGCTTCACCATTGGCAATCGCAATGTTTGTTTTGTGCGGGTGTACGTTCCCGTTTTTGTCTGTCCAAGTGAAGTTGTCAACGGGCATCGCTGTATCACTCTTGACGTTGCAAGCGGTCTGCTATTTTCTTCGCGCTCCATAATGCTATATCACATTGTGCGCGTATTGTTGATTCAACGCATCCGAGTTGTGACGCTATTTCCCCGTATGTCCAACCTAGAACGTAGTACAAGTGTATTAGCGTGCGGTCATACTCGGATAGTTCCCGCAGTATGGTTTGTACTAATTCCCTATCGCCAATAGCGTCTAATCGGGAATCAACTGCAATCGTCTTATCTTGCAATGCCGCTGTATCGTAATTGACGGGTTGCAATACATACAACGAATCCCATATTGGAGTATCCCCCGGACTAAAGAGCGATATTGCAACTTCTCTTTCGCCATCCCGCAAACGACGGTTTAACCATTTCATTGTGTACCATCGCACGGTATGGCAAACATGCCAAAGTAATTCCCCCTTTGTTGGATCATAGGTATTGATTGCGCGTGGTACACACTCAATAACTACATCGCTCCATAGATCGTCAAGCAAATGAAATTGCTTACGACAACAATTGCGCAGAGTACCGCGCAAGGTTGATTCATGCTCTAGGATGAAATCGAATATGCCCGCGTAGTATTCGCGTTGCAATCGTTTCAACTCTTTTGCAGATTCCGTATCGCCCGATTCCATTCGCACGCATCCATTGCGGTTTAGAGTTTAGATGAAACCTTCCATTAGGTATATTTTGATGTTGCAATTCTCAATGTACGCATTGCATTGCAACAAATGAATTCGCTTTTTCTCATCGTCTGTTGCCTTGCGATAAGAAACCCAATTGCGTCTATCATAATGCAGATAGACCAACCATCCATCCCATGCGCCACCCTCAACTAAGATGAATTCAACTCCCGTGCGCAAATCTTGGAAATGTACTCCCGCTGGCGCGAAATCGGGATATGTTTGTTTGGTTGCCATGATACTGCAAACCTTATTCGTTTTGCTTACTCATTCGCCATTGTCCACAACATCAACGATGATGGTGGTAGAACGTGGTCAACATGGTCGATGCGTACTGTTACTCTCCCGTTGGGAGTAATGCCGATAACGCGACCAATCTTGTTAGCTAGTGGCGTACCCGTTTCATGCTCTAGCGCAACAATATCATAGGTCTGCATTACGCGAACGGTTTTACCCAAATCAATCTTTTGTTGTTGCATCTGACATACTCCCACCAAAAAGTTTGTACTCGCACGCTTCTAATCGACCCTCAACACGCTGTTGATGCGATTCCAATTCAGATAATTTGTTGTAGTCTGTTGCCAACCATTTATAGATGCCAACAGAAACAACAATCATACAAATCATCATTGCGAAAAACGCAACAGCGCAACCAAATTCAATTGGTTTCATCGCTTGTTTTCTTTCGTTGCGTAGTTGTTCGCAACGGTCGCTCTTGCATACATCGGGCATTGGTTCAATCCTCAACCGGGTAAGGGGAAATCGGTATTCCGAATTCGCTACGTTGCGGATTCGCAAGATTGTGGTTTAATTCAATCTCCCATTGATACGCTTGACGCAATGACTCCAATTCGATGCGATGATGATTGCACGCTTCACATTCTTTACATGTACCATCGCAATTGATTGGTAGCGAAATGATTGCAAACAACTTCGCAACATTCCAATACGCATCCCATAGACCAGAACGATAATGAGATTGATTTATCAATTCATCATAATTTTCTTTCATCGCTCTATACCTTTCCTCAATTGGGAAA